GGGTATTTCCCTTAGCAGGTTATGTCCGAGAATGCTTCGGACAGTAGGAATAGATTTGTATTAGGTTGTACATTCACGTGCGTCTTTTACGAACGGCGTTACGGTGTGTATTACTTCGTACCGATTTGATTTTTATTTATTGTGGCAGACCCCCCCCAGGTCTTTGAAGCCAGCGGTTTTCTTTGGCTAGTTAGCAACAAATTTGTCACTAACGAAACGAAACGACGGTGAGATCAGTTGACACCTGATCAATTCCGTGACCTTTTAGGTAATCAGAAACCGCAAATACCACTCTTATTGTATTAGAGTGGATATGTCATTGAAGTAGAGCTGAAAAACTCTCGTTTTGACCATAATTTAGTAGTATGTATCTTGATTCTAGTACACCATAGCGTTGGTGTATATAGTGATCGTTACAATGTGAGGAGATTATGTGAATACAAGAGTAGTTCAGGGCAATAGATGCGTTAATATGCAAGCCAGTGCTGTAATTAACTGCAATATTGAGCATGACGGAAGAAATAGTACGTATGTTAGATTGAGCTCTGGACACAGATTTGAAAAGATGATGTGTCACTTTCTAAATGGTAACCCTGCAGAGAGTGACCACCTCCATTTAGAACTTGGAATACATAAGCGATGTAAGTAGTAGGTTCGCGTGTCCTAGCACGCTGGGTGTTGCAACCCCTCCAATACCTATTCAGCGTTACAACGTTCGACCCTGTTGGTAACAGGTTAGAGTCGTGAGAAAAGGCCCCATTCTAGCAGTTTGGGTGGTATTCTTATTCTAGCAAAGCAAGCGTCATTTATCCTTTCTTTTAAACATTCAACATGAATTCGGATTTACAGAAGAAGTATGGAGATTGCAACAAGAAAGGAAACGCGCTTAAGGCTACCAACCTTAAGCGCACAAGGAAACACTCGGAAAAGGCTAAACCGTGCAAGTGTAAAGTAAACACTAGTGTTGAAGGAAGTTCTGTGTTGGACATTGGATATTCGGAAGCCTTGGACAGGCAATTTGGTTTTTACCAAGAAGCCTTAGATAATGCAGGAGCGTTCGTAGGGAACGTGTCGGATGTCGCAAATGCGCTACGCATTATTGACAGCACTGTGGCCTCCGCAAGGCGTGCATTGGTTATGCATGCGGATGACACTTTTACAGAGACCCTTGTGTCTCGTTTTGAGGCGTTACTGGTCTTTGTGTACTCTTGAGTACGGTTTCTCGTGTTCACGACATGCTACCCCTTTTTGTGCTTTACCTTAAAACGTGGGCACCAAATCAATCAGTGTATGGTATGCTGATGAGATGGGTTAAAGCATGTGTGGATACTACAGCAGCTTTGGTTGTTGAAGATGAGGGACTGCATTTGCAGAGTGGACAATGGTTCTCAAATAACTGGAAGACAGTGACTGCAGGACCACTTGGAGTTGGTGTTGGATCATTATTGACTATTGCAGTCATGTGTGGTATTGCACCTGACAAGTTGGAAGATGGCTTGATGAATGATATCTACAAGTCACTTCCATTCAATCCGGCTAGTGCTTCAAAGCGTGGCACAGTTCTTGAATTTATTTTCAGGACTATGGATTGGATTGCAGATAGTGTTCTTCCTGCGATTGAGAGGAAGGATTGGTCATTGATGTTGACTGACTCGGACACTGCCAAGTTGGATGAGGCTTATAGGGCTACGTTGGACATGGTAAATAGGTCCATTGCGGGACAGATGGAGTATGTCAAAGAGCATTACGGGCTCGCATCGGAAGCTGAGATCTACACGTATTTGAATACAACGTGGGAGGCTCATAAGGTTTATGCTGCGAAATTGCCCAAGGATGATGTTCGCAGGAAAGAGGTTCTAGCCAGATTGATCCGTTTGGATAAGGTCAGTTCTGATTACACTGCGACATGGCATGATAAAGGCTTGAGGGAAAAGCCCTATGGATTTTTCATGCGCGGAAGTACCAGTGTTGGGAAAAGCACTGCGTCTGGAATTGTTGCGCATGCTATTTGCGCAGCAAATGGAATTCCAGAAGGGAAAGAATACAGATGTACTTTGAATGGGAATGACAAGTACCAGTCTGAATTCAGATCACAGCACCAGTATGTGCTGTTTGATGATGTGGGTAATTCGAAGCCAGAGGTTAACGACAATGACCCCATTTCATTGGTGATTCAATTCATCAACAACACTCATTGTTCAGCACTGAATGCAGAAGCAGATAAGAAAGGCAAAAATGATATTCGCTGTAAAATTGTTGGTTTAACGACCAACACGCGGGATATTCATGCTGGGTATTACTCTGTTAACCCTGCTTCAGTCATGCGTCGGTTTGATTTGGTCTTGGATGTGTCCTTGAAAGAGGGTGCAGCTGGACCAAATGGTGGCTTGCACCGCAAGTTTGCGGGAGATAGCCAACCCGATGCATGGAATTTTAAATTGTA